GAATTATCTGCACTAACCAAAGATTGAATCATTCGGTCTTTCATTGCAGGAACTATTTTCTTTTCGCTTTCAAGCTTAGCAATAAACTCTTTAACCTCGGCAGTATTCTTTTCTGATTTAAACAAAGCGTTTTCCTTTTTCAATTCAGAAACTTCTTTGTCAGCCAATTCAGCCTTTTCAGCAGCCTCTTTCATTTTAACTTCGTCTTCGGCTGCTTTTTTCTTAGCTTCTACTAATATTGCTTCCTGTTTATCAGCCTCAACCTTCGCTTCTGCAATCTGTTCTTCGTATCGTTTAATCAATTCTTCACTCATCTTAAAATCCTCCTTATTATTTGTTTTTCCAACCATTTTAGTTCCACACTTTGAACATTTAACCTTATTACAAGCAACGCTTCTTTCATGCTTTTGCGTGTGTCCACATTTAGGGCAAACACAAGTAGCCGCACCACCATCGCCTTGTATATCTCCACCGACACCCTTACCATCGCCTCTAGCTAAATCCACTATCTCACCTCCAACGACATTTAGTTCGTATAACTTACCAGAATCTTTAGTCCGATAAACCATAGGAAAGTCTGCCAAAACATTAACCGCAGGTAATTCAGCACCTAATAGAGCAACACCTGCAAGCACTCTATTATATAGCTGGTTGTTAAGTTTTAAGTCCCAAATAATCTCTGACGATACTGTCCTATAAGCCTTTTGGTTTATCAAGTCTCTTATTACTTTGGGAATCCCCGAAATATCAGCAACGACCTTTTTACCAACCTTATAAACTCGGTCAATCCAACCCACCGCTGGTTGACCTGAAAAAGACTGCTCTGTATCATGCCCAATCTTTAGCGGAATCTTATGCTCCACTTTATAAAAGTTCTCTACTATTTCTTCAATGTCGTTATTGGTATATCTATCCCCGTTCCACTCACCCACCGAGAATATCTCAACACCAGTAACGTCAAATGTCTTAGTATCGCTATCTAACGCCATTTCTTTATCATTATTTGTCGGCATCTTTATCCTCCTTCTGCCCTTCTACTTGAACCGCAACACTATCACCACAATACCGATACCACTTCCCATCCATACCCTTAGTCAATATCGACATACTATCCTCTTTTTCTAAATCAACCCATATTGCCATTAAAATTCCCTCCCTACCGATAAGACCGCTGATTCAGTCCAGCCTTCACCAAGAAGCACAGGCACTTTTAAACTCCTGCAATTATAGTGCCGTGGAGGGTTTATTTCATTCCAGTAACCATTACTAGCACCATACACTTTTCCGTTTAATTCTTGGCAACCTGGGGTTGTGGAATTATCCAAAATACTGCTCCATTGATAAGCCTCTAACTCACCAGCTATTTCTAATGGCTTATAAAATTCTTCCATGCCAACAGTAAACGCGCTTGCATAGGCAGTATTAACCGCAGTATAAAGTCTGCCCGAGGTATATGTGCTGCCTTGAACATTCTCAACAGCGACATATTTATCAAACACTTCTTCTAAATCAGTAACCACTTGGGCAACTGATGCACCTCGCTTGATTCCATCCATTAGAACAACTTTAGCGTTGTCCTGTAATGCACCTGACACACCACCAGTCAATAGCTTGCTTTGCTCTTTAATCCACATAATAGATTTAGATTCAACAAGCCCAATCTTAGTCGGGTTTTGTGCATATTTCTTCTTAACGCCGCTCTTTGCAAACTTAACCCCGTCTTTATAGCTGTTCCTTAATACACCTTCAACCAATAATCCTAAATCCCTTATATATCTAAACTGAATCTTATTAACCCCAGCTATATTCTGGTCTTCTATAATCCGTTTACGCATTACTTGAGTGGTAAAATCGTCTCTTATCTTTCTAATCGCTTCTTTAATATCCAATATGGCAACCTCGACATCCTTAACTAAAGACTTTTGTGCTAATGCAAAGTCCATCTTCTTTTCATACTTGGTAAGCGGTCTGCTTAATACAAATTCCTCTTTTTCTTCTTCCTCAAACATAGGCGTTTCAGGCAGTTCCTCTGTTTCAGGTAAATCTAATAATACTCTTAGTTTGTTTTGAACTTCTAGGTCAGGAATAATAGCCCCATCAGCAATCCCCTTAATTATCGTTGTAGCCTTTTTGTCTTTATCTTCTTCGGATATAGGATTAAACCTAAACATAGGATACTTCTCAATACTAGGGAAATTCAAATCTACTAGCTGCCTAATCAGAGTAGAATTAATAATGCTTTCTAGGTTATGCCTTATCTCATCAGCAACCCAAATCAAAACATCTTTTTCTACATCAGCCTTAGCCCTGCTACCACCTTCGGTATCGCTAAACCCAATCCCTTTAGGCATTAGAATTGAATTGCGGATAGCATTATTATGTTTCTCAATAGCCTTATCATAATCACCACCAGAGCTTTTAATAGCTTCTTTAATCTCAATCTCAACATCTTCCGGAATAATATACGAACTCTTAGCCTGTAAATTATCCAACATCTCCTGAAGCTTTTCTCTGTCCGGCGTGTTAGTAGTAGCACCAGTCTTAGCAATAATTATTGGCATACCAAACCGTTCCAAATACATATTCCAAAACTTGATTATTATATCTTTAGAGAACCAAGACCTATAAGCAGCCCTTAAATCCGAATTGCCATAATAATTACCTGATTCTTTTTCATGCGTATAAATAATAAACTTATCAATCGGTAGGCTTATCTGCCTACCATCATTAGTCCATTGTTTTAGTTCGGTTAAATTCCCATAAACATCAGTATCAAACTCAAACGAATGCGGAGGCTGTGTCTTTAGCTCTTTTAAATAAATAGAGCCGTCATACTCAAATATCTTTTCAGTAACAGAGAAACCATATTCAATAGCTGACAAGATATTCTTTAACGCTGAATCAAAGTTCCCAACAAACCACTGCCTAAAGTTATTATCAATAAAGTCAGCAATTTCCTTATCGCTATCATCCTCTGACGCTGGCTCAATCCTCCAACCACTCGGCAATACCGCAGCCTTTTTAACGTACAGCGCAGCTTTAACAATATCATCAGTCTTCATGCCTTCGTAAACTGTTAAAGCCGAGTTACCACCAAACTTGCGAACAAGGTCGTCAGGGTTATAAGGTCGCCACCTTGACTTGGGATAATAGGTTGAGCTTGCGAACGATATTCCAGTAGACAGTTCTTTTTTGCTTACACTTTTTGTTGTTTTTGCCATTACCAATTACTTCCTGCCGAAATCATTTGTTTATTATTCAAGTTAGATTTCAGCACACTTTCAATATTATTTTTTTGGGTTATGTCTGTTATCATGTCGTAGGTTATTGCGTCATAGGCGTGGTCTTCCATATTAGTATCAACATCCTCTGGGTTACGTTTAGAAAACATTAAAGAGGGAATCGTTCTATTTAAATTATGATTAGTTTCAAACGATAAAAACTTAGCTGTCTTCTTTCCATTGCTATCCATATAAGTCCTTAAATGCTCTCTTAATGTCCAAGCCCTCGTTACCCTGTCATTATTAGCTGGCAATAGTTTAACATAAAACTTATGCTCTGCAAAATATTCTTTTATAATCCTCGCTATACTTGCCTCTCCTGCCTTGCTTGCCCACATTGATGGGTCGCAATACATAGCTTTAATCGAACGCACTTCTTCTTTAGGTGTTAAATCTATTATCTTTTGAGCAAGCATAACAGGTGTCATCTTAGTGCCATATAGCTCTCTATAATAAATCCTTCTGTCATCAGGGTCTTTGGCTCTCCAATAAACCGCTGACGGAGCAGACCAGCCATAGTCAAGACAGATTGATTTAGAATAATTAGCTGGTATCACAAAAGGTTTTACTACATGGACTTCTCTATCCCATTCAGAAAAGAACTGCCCTTCATACATCCCATGACCCATCTAAATAGGCACTTCTTATCTTATCAGGCAACGCTTTTAATGTTTCAAAGTAGCTCTTAGGCATATGAGGATTATCGTAGGCTTTAGCAGGAACGAAAACAAACTTGTCTTGCTCTGTTTCGTTAGAATCAAATACATGGTCAATCCATTTCTTCTTAACCCATGCCCTACCAATACCATCGGGGTTAGTTCCAGCGATAAACTTTGGGTCTTCAATGCCAACCCAACGTAATCTCATTCTTAGGAAGTTAAACACTTCTTCTTTGTTATGCGTCAACTCATCAATCCCTATTGCAGCAAATTCAGACGAGGCATATTTAGAAGGCTCATCAAGGTTTCTGAAAGCTATAACGCCTGAACCGTATTGTGGTTTTAATACATACTCTTTATCAGATTTGTTTAATTGACCAAGCCATGTAGGAAACTCAAAAGGTATTTTAGATATCTGCCTGTCTTTTAGAGTGGGGTAATCTTCACAAAACAAACCAACCCTGATACCTGGCTGACTTGTTCTGACATAATACTTAATCAAGAGGTCTAACAGTTTCCATCTTATCCAATAGCTTTTACCACCACCAGCAGCACCGCCATAGAGTAAATACTTGTTAAGCTTTAATGAGTCCGAGGCTGCCTTTTGCTTTTCTGTGAATTTGCATAACGAAGAAAGCGTTATTTCTTCTATGCTCATAAGTCTGCCTTTACCAATTTAAGCGAACCCATCAAGTCCACTTCTTTCCTATCGTGCCAGCGTTCAGAAGCCCTATTCTTTAGAAAGAAAATAAGTGATACTTCTTTGCCAGCAAGTATGTTTTTAAACAATTGAGATTCAGCAAGGTCAACGAGGGAATCATTAGCATCTTCGATAGCCTTTTTAAACTCTTTGTTTTCTTTAAGCCAATTATACCAAGTGGCTCGTGCTATGTTTAAATTGGCGCAGGTCTGGGTAATATTGCAAGCTCTCTTAGTATGCTGTTCAGCAATCCCAGCTATTTTTAAAGTGTCCAAGTCGTTAAGTTGCATTAAGACCCTCTACTTAACGGTAATTCAAGGGGTATTTCTACATATTTCCCTAACCTTAATACAAATTCTGTGGTAATGCTTATGGATTGCTTGAAACGATTTTCCCTTTATTAAGGCTATTTTTTCAAAGGTCTTTGTTCCCTCGGAAAGATAGCAAGACAATCCATGCCTATGTTGAAAAATATCCCTTTCTTCAAGTGTCAATTCATCAA